CGTTACCCGGCATCCAAGCACAAAATGTTGGCGGGCAAACCGTGCAGGCGCAGAGCCTGGCAAACACAAACTTAGATCCCTACCAAAATCAGTACACCAGCGGCGTTATCGACGCCGCGATGGGCGACTTAAACCGCGCACGCGAAATGACGCAGAATCAAAACGCTGCAAGCGCAGTGTCGGCTGGCGCGTTTGGCGGTGATCGGCAGGCATTGGTAGAAGCAGAAACCAACAGAAACTTTGGTAGGCAGGCCAGCGATATGGCCATGAACTTGCGCAACCAAGGCTTTCAAAACGCTCAAGCGGCTGCGCAAACAGACCTCAATCGTGCGCAAGACGCAGGCGGTCAGAACGCGCAGTCTGCCATGCAAGCGGCACTGGCTAATCAGCAGGCGGGCCTATCGGCTGGCCAGCAAAACCAGCAGCTTAACTTTGCGCGCCAGCAAGCAAACCAAAACTCCGCACTTTCAGCAGCGCAAGACTCAGCTGGTCGCGCACAGCAAGCCAGCCAGCAGCAGGCTCAAATGGGGCTGCAAAGCGGCTTAGCGTCGCAAGACGCGAATATGCGTGCATCACTCGCAAATCAGCAAGCAGCAGGGCAATCGAATCAGCTTGAGCTTGCGCGGCTGCAGGCTAACCAAGACGCTGCATTGCGTGCAGGCTTAGCCAACCAACAAACTGGACTGCAAACTAACCAAATGAACTTGGCGGCACAGCAAGGCAACCAAGACGCGGCACTCAGAGCGGCGCTTGCCAACCAGCAGGCTGGCTTAGCGGGCGCAGGGCAGAGACTGCAGGCAGGTCAAAACTTGGCGAATTACGGCGGCGACCTACGCGGTATGCAGTTTGCGGATGCGCAAGCGTTGCAGGGCGTTGGCGGTCAGCAACGCATGGCGGGCCAACAGCTGCTTGATGACAGGTATCGAAGATTTGCTGAAGAGAGAGACAATCCGTTTAGGATGTTCGATGTTCTGCGCAGTGGCGCTGGTTTGCTGCCGAATCCGCTTACAAGCTCAAGCAAGGGCAGAAGCCTTAATGCAGGAGTCGCATAATGTTTAGCGCGATGATGGCGGGCATGTCAAAGCTGGCTGGAATGCCAAAGGCGCTTTTGAGCAGCAAGGATGAGCTTGAAGGCTTAGACGAAAATGGCTTGCCCATAAACCCGCCGATGCCAGGGCAAGTGCCGGGAGCGCCTCCCGCAGCAGCCCCGGTGGTCAACGTGGCCACCAACACGGCAGAGCAAGCAGCCAACCCAACAATTGGCCAGATGGTCGGCCAGCGCATGGAAGGGCTACGCGACATTGCCAGCGACCCTGGCGGTTATGCGATGGGGCGTATTGGCGGGGCGGTAGATCGTGTCACGTCACTAGCACAAGACCCATTGGCTTACGCTGAACAGCGTATGCGTATGGCGCTAGACGGCACCTTGGACGAAGAAGAGAGAGCGGCGGCTAAGTCGCGGGCGCGTATGCAGCAGTTTCAAAGCCAAGCAATGCAAGACTACCAAGCTGGTCAGCAGGCGACTCAGTTACCCACTGGGTATTTTAACAGCGCACAAAGAGGGCTGATGTGATGTCACAGTTTATGACTGATGAAGAGGTGCTAGAGGAAGAGCGTATGGCTCAGCAATTGTTCCCGGCGCAAGCTGCGCTTGTGAACAACCAGCCAAGTGCGAATAATCCACAACCTCAAGTGCAACAACAAAACCCGCTTATGAACACTGCGCAGTCAGCTATAGCTCAGCCAAATTCGGCGGTCAGTGAATTGGCGGGATTGTTGCGAAGAACGCCATCTGTTGTCACCCCGCCAGAAAACTTTGGGCAGGGCGTTAAAAATGTGCTGACGAATACAGTGGTAAGGCCGCTGCAATATAAACTAGGTCTGCGCGAGTCTCCTACGCAAAGGCTAACCCGGCTGAAGACAGACAGGGCAAACTTAGGTTTGTATCAAGACTACATTGACCTGGCGAAGCAGCGTGGCGAAATTCAATCAATACAATCGTTTGACCTTTCAGCCCTAGCAAAGTCACCGGCAGAGTTTCGTGCCATGCAAGCTCTCAAAGACACCTCTACTGACATCGAGCAGTTTATGGAGGAGTACTCGCGGGCGCTTACAAGCAGTCGCGCAGAGCGAGACAGGCTCTTAACAAACGATACTAAAGACTCATTATTCTTTGCTAAGTTACGAAGTGAAGAAGGCGAAGAGGCTTATCAAGTTGCGCTGCGCCTGCAAGATGAGCTAAATCCCAGCGACACGGCCAAACTATATAGAGAGCTTGAGCGCCTGCCACCATTAGAAAAGCAAAAGTTTTTGGCTTTGACGCTTGATCAAAAGCAAATGATCATGCAGCAAACGAACGGCGACATGGGTCTATATGTCAAAGAAGTAGCGAAAAGCGCTGCGGCTATAGCAAACGCCGAAAGAATTGCTGCAGATGGCGGGCTAGACCTCACGCCAGGTCAGCGTGCAATTGATGAAGCGTATAAAGAGGTATATGGCGACTTTGTTGTTAGTGGTGGATATGCAACGGTTGTAGGAAACATATCTCAGTTAGATGACTCAGTCCGTCAGTTGAATAAAGACCCGTCGTTGACCGGCAGGCAGTTTGTGATAAGTCCAGATAGGGCTTTACCAGCTAAGACTTTGGCATTAAAAGAAAATGTTGCGCGTGTTGTAACTCAAGGCATGAGAGAGATTATTGGCGCTCAGTTTGCTGCCCAAGAGGCAGACCAATTTATTGCCAGATCATTTAATCAATTTTTGCCTGCGTCTGTTAACGCTGAACGAATAAGGCGACTAAGGGCTGGCATGAAGTTAGCTCTTGAAGCTAAAAACGCCGCTGCAAGGCACTACGAAGAAAATGGCACACTAAGCAGTTGGAAACCCGGCGTTGAATCTCTGAACAAAAGCCTTGCTGATTTTGAGAAACTTATGTACCAGCCAGATGATTATATGTCTTTAGATAAGAAGGCAATTGAATCAATAATTTTAAACCCGCTTACTACGCCATATGAATTGGACGCAATTGAAACACATTATTTGAAGCGGTTCGGAGGTAACGGAAAATGAGTGAAGCGCAGCGAAGGTTTAATGAATTAGCCCAGAAAGGCCAAGCAGCTAAACGAAGGATGGACGAAGAAACCCCAGCAATGAGTTGGGTTGATATGGCTACTCAAGCAGTAGCCAATACGCCTTCAAGTGCGCTTCAGTTTGGCGAAGATTTAGTACAACCAATACTTCACCCAATTGACACGGCAGAGTCAATCATCGACCTAGGCTTTGGTATTGCGCAACTGGCTATCCCCGGCGAACAAGCAGACGAAAAGACTGCGCGCGCTGTTGGTGCATATTTTGTCGATAGGTATGGCAGCATCGAAGATGCAAAACGCACGTTTGCCAGAGATCCGGTTGGCTTCATAGGTGACGCATCAATGGTTATCACTGGCGGTGCCACTGCAGCGGTCAGAGCGCCAGGTAAGGCTGGAGCGATTGCTAAAAAAGTGCAGGCAGCGGGTAACGCGATAGACCCAATAAACGTATTGGGCAAGACAGTGCAAGTTGGTGGGCGCGGATTATCTAAGGGCATTGAAGCTGGTCTTGGAGTAACTACCGGCACGTCAGGCCAAAGCGTTCGAGAAGCGTTTCAAGCAGGGCGAGAGGGCGGTGATAGGCGCGTGGCTTTAACTGAAAATATGCGTGACCAAGTTGACGTTTCAGAAGTCGTTGACGATGCCAGAGAGGGCTTGCAAAAAGTAAAAGAGCAAACCCGCAAAGAGTTTAAAGAAAGCAAGGCTGCTCTTGAGTTAGAGAAGATTTCTGTAGCGTTTGAACCAATACAGCAAGCAGTAAAAGACTTAGAGCAGTCCTTCATATACGAAGGCTTCAACGAGTTAAGCCGCGAAGGTCGCGGTAAAATGGCCGAAATTAACAAGCTCATCAAAGACTTTTCAAACAACCCAAGGGTGCAGACCGCCTATGGCCTAGACGCTTTGAAGCGCAGCATTGATGACCTATACCCTAGAGGCATAAACCCTGGCAACGAGGCCGTGGTCGTTGCCCGCGCTAGAGACATTGTTAAGGAAGCGATTTTAGATCAAGCGCCAGATTACAACAAAGTCATGCGCCCATACGAACAGGCTAGACGGCTTGAAGTAGAGATGCAGAAAGCCTTGTCGCTTGGCAATAACGCAGCGGCAGATACAGCGCTAAGAAAATTGCAGTCTGTTATGCGCGACAACGTGAACGCCAACTTTGGATCTAGGCTCAAACTGGTCGAGCAGTTAGAGAAAGCCGGGGATGTAATGCTTATCCCGAAGGTTGCGGGCCAAGACCTCAAGGCAATAGCTCCAAGAGGGCTAGGGCGAGTAGCTGGCGGTGGTGCTGCTTTTGGCGCAGCAAGCAACCCGGCACTTTTAGCTGCACTGCCATTTACTTCTCCGCGCTTGGTCGGTGAGGGCGCTTTAGCAGCTGGTGATGGCGTGAGAATGGCGGGCAATGCTTTGAGCGCTGCGCAACAGCAACTGGCAAACTTTCCAAGATTAGACGCTGGCGTGCGATACGCAGCTGACTCAGCGACCAGCCAGCCAATTGCAGACGCAAGACGATTGAGGACTGCAGGGGTGCTTGATCGGGCGGCTACTGAAGAGAGCGAATCAGACGCGAGGATTAGGCAGCTGCTGAATATCCCGCAGAGTGCTTTGATTCAGTAAATACAGATGGGGGGAATAATGGGGGGAAAATTCTAAACTCCCCGTAAACCCTTGTCGCATATAGCTGGCTGGTACCCGGACCCGGTACCCAACCATTTCTCATGCTGTAAAATACTGTAACAAAAACAACAACTTACGAGTGCGTTGCGCTCATGCGTTCTCATGCTGTACCATATTGTCCAATACAAATGGGGGGAAAATGGGGGGAAAATGCAGCAAATTACAGCACGTCAAATAGCCTCGCTGAAAAAGTCAGGGCGGTATCGAGTAACCGACAACCTTTCAGTTCAAGCCAAGCTCAAGAACAACAAAATTTACGCAACTTTTGTTTTGCGCTACCAACTTGATGGCAAAGTCATCGACAAATCTTTAGGCAGCACGGCCAAGCTGACACTGCTCCAAGCCAAAGAAAAAGCAGAAGAGCTTATGGCTGGCATGACCAATAACCAAGTCACCCCCGCAGAGCAACTGCAAAAAGAAAAGAAAAAGGCCAAGGCCAGCCAAACGAAAGCCGCCAATGCTGGGATAACTTTTTCTGAGTTGGCGGCTGAGTACATAGAAAAGATAAAAGCGCCTGCTTGGAAGAACCTAGCGAGAAGCACTCAGACTTGGACTCATCGTCTGGGAAACCATGCTGGCCACATCATTGGTAACAAGCCAGTTGGCGACATAACCAAAGATGATATTCAAAATATATTGCTCCCGCTTTGGCTTAATAAGAACGAAACAGCGCTGCGCGTGCGTATGTATATTTTTGACATTCTTGAGTACGCGGCTGACAAGGATTACACGAACAATTCAAACCCGGCCAGCACGCGAATCTACAAGTTGCTCCCAGAGTTTACTGGTCAAGTTAAACACTGGCCTGCTTTGCACCACGATAAAGCGCCAGGGTTATTTGATGAATTAGGTGCGCGCAACAATGACAGCGCAAAAGCATTGCAGATGATTATGCTCACTGCGCAGCGGCAAATAGATGTGCGAACTGCGCGATGGGATCAGATAGATTTAGATGCCCAAGTCTGGCACGCGCCGATAGCTAAGCTCACAAGAAAGAAGTCGGTTTACACTTTGGATGTGCCGCTGCAGGACCAGCTTTGCACAATGCTGGCTGACAAAAAAGCCGGATTTAGCAACTACTCTGTGATGCCAGATTTTGTATTCCCTGGCGGCGGGGCGAAGGGTTATATATCAGACGTGGCTGTGCGCAAAGAACTGCACAGGTTTGGGTTGCTAGATGAAGATAATGTGCTGGTGTCGCTTCACGGGATGCGCACCACTTTTAAGGATTGGCACAGAGTGGTTGAGGGTGTGCGTGAATTTGACGATGAGCTTTCTGAGATTCAGCTTAGTCACGTCAGCCGATCAGATGTCAGGTCAGCCTACGCGAGAGACGTATTGCTCCCGCGCAGGGCCAAGCTGATGCAGACGTATGCTAATTTTCTCTGTGCTGCTTAACCAGCTGGTCAACCCAATCATTCACCTCTGCGCGCACAAAAAACACGCGACTGCCGTATTTGACAGGCGATGGAAACTTGCCATCGTTCACCATGCGCGCAAGTGATTGGCGGCTGAGCGATGTTAGCTCAGCTACCCCTTTATAACTTAGCAGCCCTTCGTTAGCCTCCATCACCAGCCCCCACAATCTGCGCCTCTGTCTCGATCCACCAGCGCAGGTAATCTGCCGCTTTGTTGAGGTGAACGAGAGGGACTTCGTTGTGGTTATGGGCGCGCCATGTGTATTTGATGACGTTCCCCTTGCAGTACCCGGCAAAGTCAAATGGCGTCATGCTCTCGCGGATCGCGTCGATACACTCAATCTGCCCTTGGCGGTAATGCTCAGGCGCTGCGACCTGCTCTTCTTTGCTAAGCGTGGGTGCGATTAGCGCGGGGCCATTTACTAGGTAGTCGCTAAACTTTTGCAGGGTGGCTGGCGTTGGGGTCTTGATGTCGCCCTGCACAAAGTGTTTCACAGTCGCGTAATCCACACCGATTGCGTCCGCGACCTTGCTGAAGCCGCCAGTGATTCTGCCGCCTTCAGCTTTCTCTATAGCTAGTGAATTCAGCTGCAGCTTGATTTCGTTATTACTTAGCATTTTTCTTTTCTTTCCTTTTCGGGTTATCGAGTCTTGCGTTTCGGTCCACGCTGCCGTCTTTCAAAATCATGTATCTGTTTCGGATGTTATAGACGCTGCTTGGGGTTAGGTTGTGCTGCCGGGCGATCTCAGTCTTGCGCATCGTTGTCTCTTCGAGCAATTTAAGCACCGACTTCACCACCTCATCTGGCACCCCAAACGGGAACCTGCGCGTGACAGCTGACTCCCAGCCATGCGACCTTTTACTGTGTCGCGCCTGCGCGCTTATGGCTTGTGCGAATTTGCACATATCTCTACTCCTTAAAACGGTATTTCTTGAACCCACGATTCGCAGGCGTTTTCTCTAGTAATAAATTCTTTGGGTGGTGACGCTTGAAACTCAGAGCAGTAACCCGGCTGTTCGTACATCCGCTCACAGCTGAGGCAGTTGCGCTTCACCTGGCTGCGCGCCAAAAGCTCAGCGGCCTGCGCCTCTTTCATTTTGCGCATTTCCTCTAAGAAGGCATCCATCAGCCCGCGACCTTGCCGTTAAATGCTTGGCGCAGGCTGTCGGTTGTCGCATCGCCAATGATGCGGGGATCTTCAGCTGCAGCTATTTCGCTAGACAGATAACCACTTGGCCCATTAACAAACTGGTTGCCGGTCAGCTTATTAGTGTAGGTGACGTTATCGCCGTCTGTGTCAGTCGCCTCTGCCCAGTTCGCCAGCAAAGGCGGAATGAAATTGTGCTGGTCGCAGCCAGCGGCTTGCGCGGCCTTGTCTATCAGCTTGTCATGCTTGCCACATTTCCACTGCCCAGCGGTGCCAGATAACACCGGCGTTGAGTGAGCGCAGGTTCTGCAATTCATGGCAGGGGTGGTGTTGGTGTGACACACCGGGTGGAAGTCGCAAAACTTGCACTTGTACCAAGTGGGGTCATCGCTCAT